GAGTTCGCGGACGAGTATTCCGAGCAGGACGCGGTGAAGGACAAGACGGTCCTTTATATTCAGACCGGATCCAAGATCGCCCTGAACTACCTGCCCACCGTCACGTTCGCGGCCCTGTCGATCGGGTGCTTCCTCGGGGCCCACAACATCATGAGCAAGCGCAACGTGGCGATCCTGGCGGCGTACAAGGCTTCCGAGGAGGCGCTCAGCAACTACCGCGAGAAGGTCAAGTCCGAGTACGGCGAGGACAAAGAGCGTCAGCTCTTCTACGGTCTCGAGAAGCAGAAGGTCGACAAGATCGTCACCGACGAGAAGGGCAAGGAGAAGAAGGTAAAGGAGGAGATCGAGGTCCCGGCCGGTCAGGTCGTGAGCCAGTACGCCCGATATTTCGACGAGTGCAACCCGAACTGGACGAAGGACCCCGAGCAGAACCGATATTTCATCACCTGCGTCCAGAACATGCTGAACGACCGTCTGCGCAGCGTGGGGCACGTGTTCCTGAACGAGGCGTATGAGGCGCTCGGGTTCAAGCACTCCACGGCCGGCGCCGTCGTCGGCTGGGTGTATGATCCCTCGAACGGCAAGGACAACTACATCGACTTCAACATCTTCGACGAGGAGAGCTTCAGCAAGCGCGAGTTCGTGAACGGCTACGAGCGCAGCATCCTGCTCGACTTCAACGTCGACGGCGTCATCTACGATCTTATTTGAAGCCGTGACGGACTGAACGCCATCGGGACGGGGAACTTCCAGGAAGACGTCCTGAACTACCCGTCCCTGTATATCTGCCTATGAAGGGAGTTGGAATGAACGCATGGATCAAGGCCGCGGCGATATTCGCGGTGGGCGCCCTGTCCGGCGGCGGGGTCGCATATCTCGTCCTGGACCGGAAGTACGCCAAGCTGCTCGACGAGCAGACGGAGGACCTGCGCGGATATTACCGGAAGCGCATCGTGGATCTCCAAGGGGTCCTGAGGAAGAAGGAGGAAGAGGCTGACGACCTCTCGTCGAAGGATCCGAGGCTTCAAGTCACCGAAGAGGACTACGGAAAGCTCGAGGGACAGAACGGCTTCGTGGACTACACGTCCTTCGCCCGGCATGATGATATCTCGAAGATCGATCATGTCGAAGCGAACGTCTCGAGTATGCGGGACGAGCTCGAGAAGGTGAGCAGGGCCGTGCACGATGACGACTTTGACGAGCACATGGCCGAGCGGGAGAGCCCGGACGACGATGAGATGACGCCCGAAGAGGAAGACGACCTCATCATGATGGAGGAGAACGAGCGGCGCGAGGCCGCCCGGGCCCAGGCGATCGCGGAGAACGTCCAGCCATATCCCCTGACGAGGGCCGAGTTCCTCAACCAGCGGACCTGGAACGAGAAGATCAGCTGGACCCTGTACAAGGACGGCGTGGTCACCGACGAGACCGGTGAGATAGTCGACGACGTCAAGCGATATCTCGGGGACCAGCTGATGGAGGCGTTCGGGATCGACGGGGATGATCCGGACGTCGCCTATATCGGAAACGACCAACTCGAGACCGATTTCGAGATCTGCCGCGTGGAGGATTATTACGGACCGGTCGAAGAGGACGACGGGTTGACCTTGAGCAGTGAGGGGTGAGACGAAAGACCATGGTAGAGACGGGGAAGCGTTACGAGGCCTCCCCGAGCGAAGTCAAGTCGGATTATTTTCAGTGGCTCTGCGGGATCGTCCATGCCGATGATCCCGATGGCAGTTTCTATCTCCTCATGAGGGCGCTCTTCGAGCATCCGTTCCGCTGGTCCGTCGACAACGACGACAACCGGGCGGTGGACGGGGAGTGCCTTCGTGACGACTTCGCCGCGCAGAGCCCCTATCTTGACTATTCGTCAATAGGAGGTCCATGCAGCGTACTTGAGATGCTGATTGCCCTTGCCTTCCGTATCAACGAGGAGATCATGTGGCGTCCCGGGGAGGATCGGACGGTCGTATGGTTCTGGGAGATGCTCGGAAATCTCGCTTTGGACGACTACGATGACGGCCATTGGGAGGAGCCGAGGAGCCGTTCCGCGGTCGATCTCATCGTCGACGTATGGCTCGATCGGCGGTACGAGCCCGATGGGACCGGCGGGATATTCCCGAATCCGGAGGCCGAAGTCGATCAGAGAGACGTCGAGATCTGGTATCAGATGAACGAATATTTCCTCGAGCGTTACGGGGTAGAGGAGGATTTGACATAATTTGTGACACTTTTGCGGAAAGAGATTTCAACAAACTTGCAGGTAGAAAGGTTGTTGTTACACTTGTGACACTTTACTCTCTTACCTCAGAATTAATGTAAAAAAGTATATATATATAAAGAGTTTTTTGGGCCTTTTTTCTGTAAAAGTGTCACACGAGGCTTGAAAGGGGGTTTTTGGGTGGATTTCTATCGAATCAGGCAGCGGATGATCAAGAAGGACGTGCTCGAGGTATATCCCGACTTCACGGTCCGAAACAGCTTCAAGGATCTCATGGTCCGGGGCAAGTCGTTCTACGCGATCTGGGACGAGGCGGCCGGTCTGTGGTCCACGAACGAGTACGATGTCTCGAGGCTCGTCGACGCGGAGCTGCAAGCATATCTCGACAGCCTCACCGACAAGTTCAATTGCGACATCGTCGTGAAATGGATGGGCAACTACAGCACCGGGAGCTGGCGCACCTACCGCAAGTGGCTCAACGATATTCCGGACAGTTACCATACGTTGGATGATCACCTGACGTTCTCCAACACCGATGTGGTCCGGGAGGACTATGTGAGCAAGCGCCTGGGATATCCTCTGCAAGAGGGTTCCATATCCGCGTACGACGAGATGATCGGGACACTGTACGACGAGGACGAGCGGAGGAAGATCGAATGGGCCATCGGGTCGGTCGTCGCCGGGGAGGCTCCGAGTATCCAGAAGTTCCTCGTGCTGTACGGAAAGGCGGGCGCCGGCAAGTCCACGATCCTCAACATCATACAGCAGCTGTTCGAGGGATATTACACGACCTTCGAGGCGAAGGCGCTCGCGTCGAGCAACAACTCGTTCTCGACCGAGGTCTTCAAGACCAATCCGCTCGTGGCGATCCAGCACGACGGGGACCTGTCGAGGATCGAGGACAACACGAAGCTCAACTCCATCGTGTCCCACGAGGAGATGACCATGAACGAGAAGTACAAGCCGAGCTACACCAGCCGGGTGAACTGCTTCCTCTTCATGGCGACCAACCGTCCGGTCAAGATCACCGACGCGAAGTCCGGCATCATCCGAAGGCTGATAGACGTCAAGCCGTCCGGCAACAAGATCCCGCCGCTCCGGTACCGCGAGCTCATGGGCAGGATACCGTTCGAGCTGAGCGGGATAGCCTGGCACTGCCTGAAGGTGTACGAGCAGCTCGGGAAGGACTACTACGAGGCGTACCGTCCCGTGGACATGATGTTCAAGACCGATGTGTTCTTCAACTTCATCGAGGACTCATATTTCACGTTCCTCAAGCAGGACGGCGTGAGCCTCAAGCAGGCGTACGACATGTACAAGCAATATTGCAACGAGGCGCTCGTCGAGTACAAGATGCCCAAATACCGCTTCCGCGAGGAGCTTAAGAACTATTTTCGGGAGTTCTCGGAGATCACGCGCGTCAACGGGAAGCAGATCCGGAACTACTACAACGGCTTCATCACGGATCAGTTCAAATCGGTGGTCGTGGACGATCTCCCGAAGCCGGTGAGATTGGAACTCGAGTGCACCGAGTCCATATTCGATCGGGAGTGCGCCGACTGCCCCGCGCAGTACGCCACCAAGGACGAGACGCCGATACAGCGATGGGACGACGTCACGACGAAGCTGAGCGATATCGACACGAGCCGACTGCACTACGTACGGGTGCCGGAGAACCATATCGTGATCGACTTCGACCTGAGAGGGGATGACGGCGAGAAGTCGGCCCTCAGGAACCTGGAGGAGGCGGCCAAGTGGCCGGCGACCTACGCGGAGTTCAGCAAGGGCGGTGCGGGCGTGCACCTGCATTATATTTACGACGGCGACGTCAGCCAGCTGAGCCGTCTATATTCGTACGGAGTAGAGATCAAGGTCTTCAACGGAAAGAGTTCGTTGCGACGTCGACTGAGCAAGTGCAACGATCTACCCATCGCTCATATTTCGAGCGGGTTGCCTTTGAAGGAAGGAGACAAGATGATCAACAAGCGAACGGTTCAGAGCGAGAGGGGTCTGAGGGACCTCATCGAGCGGAACCTCAGGAAGGAGATCCATCCGGGAACGAAGCCCAGCGTGGATTTCATAAAGAAGATCCTCGACGACGCATATTCGTCGGGGCTGTCCTACGACGTGAGCGATCTGATGCCCAAGATCATGGTGTTCGCCAACAACAGCACGCATCAGGCGGACTATTGCATCGGCCTCGTGAGCCAGATGAAGTTCAAGTCGGACAATCCGGCGGAACCGGGATCCGATCCATATTCCGATGACAGGATCGTCTTCTTCGACGTCGAGGTGTTCCCGAACCTGTTCCTCGTCAACTGGAAGTACGACGGCGACGGGACCGCGTGCGTGAGGATGATCAACCCGACTCCCCAGGAGATCGAGCAGCTTCTCCAGATGAAGCTCGTCGGCTTCAACTGCCGAAGGTACGACAACCATATTCTCTACGCTCGATATCTCGGATACAGCAATCTGGAGCTGTATCGGTTGAGCCAGAGGATCGTCAGCGGCGATCGGAACGCGTTCTTCGGCGAGGCGTACAACATTTCCTACACCGATGTGTACGACTTCGCATCGGCCGGAAACAAGATGAGCCTCAAGAAGTGGGAGATCGAGCTCGGGATCCATCACCAGGAACTCGGTCTTCCCTGGGACCAGCCCGTCCCCGAGGACCAGTGGGAGAAGGTCGCCGAGTATTGCGACAATGACGTCATATCTACGGAAGCGGTCTTCCATCACCTCTCGGGTGACTGGGCCGCCAGACAGATTCTGGCGGAGTTGTCGGGACTTACCGTCAACGACACGACGAACCAGCACTCCACGAAGATCATATTCCAGGGGGACAAGCATCCCCAGGACAAGTTCGTGTACACGGATCTCTCCGAGATGTTCCCGGGATATTCGTTCGACCCGACCCGAAAGGGGAAGGCGAAGAGCCAGTACAAGGGTTACGATGTCGGAGAGGGCGGCCGTGTCTACGCCGAGCCCGGCATGTATACGAACGTCGGGCTGTTCGACGTCGCCTCGATGCATCCGTCGTCTATCGAGGCTCTGAACCTCTTCGGACCGTACACCAAGCGATTCAGCGATCTGAAGCAGGGCCGCATCTACATCAAGCATCATGATTGGGAGAAGGCCAAGCATATTCTGGACGGCGCCCTCGCCCCCTTCATCGAGGCGCTTGAGAACGGGACGGCCGATTTCACCGCCGAGGATCTCTCCGCCGCGATCAAGACCGTCATCAACTCTGTGTACGGGTTGACTTCCGCGAGCTTCGACAATCCTTTCAGGGATCCGAGGAACAAGGACAACATCGTCGCCAAGCGCGGCGCGCTGTTCATGATCGACCTTCAGCTCGAGTGCCAGAAGCGCGGATGGACCGTGGTCCATATCAAGACCGACTCCATCAAGTTGGCTAACGTCACGCCCGAGATGGAGGAGTTCGTGGTCGACTTCGGTAAGAAGTACGGATATTCGTTCGAGCACGAGGCCACCTACGACCGCATGTGCATCGTGAACGACGCCGTCTATATCGCGAAGTATTCCGACGACGAGAAGGTCAACGGGAAGCATGCCGGAAAGTGGACGGCCACCGGAACCCAGTTCCAGATCCCGTATGTGTTCAAGACGCTGTTCTCGCACGAGCCGATCGAGTTCCGCGACCTCTGCGAGACCAAGTCGGTGACGACGGCTTTATATTTGGACATGAACGAGAATCTCACGATTCCCAACGGGGCCGAGAAGGAGGCCGCCGATCGAGTCAAGGTCCGGAAGAAGGAGGGCCTTGCCGAAGATGCCGTCGTGTGCGTCAACAAGGAGTTCTCGGGATATTCCGACGACGATCTTCGGAATGAGATCGCCAAGGGGCACAACTACATATTCATCGGACGAGTAGGGAGCTTCTGTCCGATCAAGCCGGGTTGCGGAGGAGGACTCCTCGTCCGGGAGAAGGACGGGAAGTATTATTCTGCGACCGGTGCCAAGGGGTACCGTTGGCTTGAGTCGGAGATGGTCCAGACTCTTCACAAGGAGAACGACATCGATGTCCGGTACTACAACGGTCTCGTCGATGACGCCATCAAGGATATTTCCCAGTATTGCGATTTCGAGTGGTTCGCATCAGATGACGCCGATAGCGATTCCATACCCTGGTGCGTGACCCCCGAGGAGAGCAAGGTTGATATTTCTCAGTGCGAGAACTGCGCCGAGAACGTAAACTGCGATGTCGTTTCAAAGTAAAGGAGTTTCACAATGCCTAATCGAGTCAATCACAATATCTCTTTCGGTGGAGCCGAGCTTATTTTCTGCAACTTCTCCGGCAAGCCCACGAAGTTCAACCCGCAGGGAGGCAAGCGCGATTTCGGCGTCATCCTCGATCGCGAGACCGCGGACCGTCTGAGCGAGGAGGGTTGGAACGTCAAGTCATATTTGTCCAAGCATGCCGAACCGGATGATGAACCGATCCTCTACCTTCCGGTCGAGATGCGTTTCGATTACTTCCCGCCCAACGTATGGTTCATCACCAGTCGCAACCGGACCCGTCTCGTCGAGGAGACCGTCGGCATGCTCGACAGCATGCTCAGCGATATTCGCAACGTCGATCTCGTGGTGCGTCCGTATAACTGGTCGAATGCCCGCGGTGAGTCCGGGGTCAAGGCGTATGTGAAGAACATGTACGTCGAGGTCGAGGAGGACGAGTTCTTCGATAAGTACGCCGATATTCCCGACAGTTCCCAGATGATCGATGAAGATTAGCCTCTACCCTCATCAGAGGGAGGCTGTGGACAAGCTCGAGTCAGGCTCCATCCTTTGCGGTGGGGTCGGCTCGGGCAAGTCCCGAACGGCCATCGCCTATTATTTTTGCCGAGAGTGCGGAGGAACAATAGGTGAAGACGGTGAGCTCGGCGCCATGAAGAATCCGAAGAACCTCTATATCATCACGACAGCGAGAAAGCGTGACACTTGCGATTGGGAACGAGAGTGTGCACCATTTCTTCTGTCGACTCATCCTGAGAGCTGCTATTGGGGCGTAGAGGTTCACGTCGACAGTTGGAACAACGTGAAGAAGTACGTGGACGTGACAGATGCGTTCTTCATATTCGACGAGCAGCGAGTCGTGGGGTCTGGATCTTGGGTCAATGCGTTCCTGACTATTGCTAAGCGAAACAGGTGGATCTTGTTGTCGGCCACGCCGGGTGATACATGGAGCGATTATATTCCGGTTTTTGTTGCAAACAGGTTCTATCGGAATCGTACCGAGTTCATCAAGCGCCATGTGGTGTACTCGAGATTCGCCAAGTATCCGAAAGTCGAGCGATATTTGGATACCGGCCATCTCGAGCGATTGCGCAGCAAGATTCTAGTCAGCATGCCGTTCGCCAGAGACACGGTGAGGCATTACGAAGACGTCTTCGTCGAGTACGACACCTCCATGTATGAATACATATCCAAGAAGCGCTGGAATCTGTTCGAGAACAAACCGATCAGAAACGCCTCGGAGGCATGCCTCACTCTTCGAAAGCTCGTCAACAAAGACCCAAGCCGAGTCATGGCCATAGAGGAACTGTTGAAGGACCATCCCAAAGCGATCATATTTTACAATTACGATTACGAGTTGGACGAGCTTCGAAGAATGTGCAAGCGCGATTCGATCGAACATGGAGAGTGGAACGGCTATCGTCATGAATCTTTGCCGACCGGTGATTCGTGGGTATATTTGGTTCAGTACACTGCCGGTGCTGAAGGATGGAATTGCATAGAGACCGACACCGTCATATTCTACTCGCTCAACTACTCTTACAAGATCATGGAGCAGGCATCGGGTCGGATCGATCGTATGAATACCCCGTTCAAGGACCTGTACTACTATCGAATCAGGACCAAGTCGAGCATCGATAATGCCATATTTTCGTGTTTGTCCCGAAAACGTCGTTTTAACGAGAAAGTTTTCGCAGGTCAGATGGGGTTCGCATAAAAAACATGTGTTATAATAGAAGGAGGAGTAGAATAAGACTTAAAACAGGCATGTGCGGAACGGCCAGATCTACTCTTCCTTCTATATTTTTGAGGAAAGGAGCCGTTATGGCGATTAAAGAGAACGCCTTTCAGGCGGCTTTGATCCGAGATCTCAAAACCATGTTTCCCGGATGCGTGGTTCTTAAGAACGATCCGAACTATATTCAGGGCTTCCCCGATCTCACCGTTCTGTATGGAGATCGTTGGGCGGTCCTAGAGTGCAAGAGAAGCACCAAAGCTTCGAAGCAAGCCAATCAAGCATATTACGTCGACATGCTCGACGGAATGTCCTATGCATCATTCATCTGCCCGGAGAATAGAGAGGACGTTTTGGATGAACTTCAACAAGCACTCGTCAATGGAGGGTCAGCATGCGTTTCTGGGAGCGAGTAACTATCATTGGGTGAATTACGATGAGGAGAGATTGACAAGCGTCTGGTATAACCAGATGGCGAAGGTGCGAGGAACGCAGCTTCACGATCTCGCCTGCAAGTTGATCAAGATGGGCGTCCGACTTCCGGAAGTCGACGAGACTCTCAACATGTATGTCAACGACGCCATCGACTTCAACATGACTCCGGAACAGATTCTATATTACTCGCCCTATGCTTTCGGAACCGCCGATGCCATATCGTTCAGATCCGGAACCCTTCGAATCCATGATCTCAAAACCGGATCGAGCAAGGTGTCCATGCTCCAGCCGGAGATCTACGCCGCGCTGTTCTGCCTTGAGTACGATGTGAAGCCGAACGATATTTACATGGAGCTTCGAATCTACCAATCGAACGAGGTCCTTGTGGAAGAGGCTGAAGCTGATTCCATATTTCACATCATGGACAAGATTGTAACCTTTGATCAGAAACTTCAGGAGCTAAGGATGGAGGACGGTCATGAATGATGAATTGATGCACTATGGCACAAAGCGCCATTCGGGCCGATATCCTTGGGGGTCCGGAGAGAACCCGTATCAGGACTCTCGTGATTTTCTTGGAACAGAGAAGCAGCTTCGAAAAGAGGGGCTCTCTGAGGTTGAGATCGCGGAATATTTCGGGATGAATACGAAGCAGCTCCGAGCACGTAAGGCGAATGCCAAGAACGCGGTTAAAGCTGCCGACATCGCTAGAGCCAATGAGCTTAAGGAAAAGGGATATTCTAACGTTGCCATCGGCAAGAAGATGGGTGTTCCCGAATCAACCGTCCGTAACTGGTTGAAGCCTGCATCGGAGCAGAGGGCTACTATCGCTACCAATACTGCGAACATGCTTAAAGAAGCCGTTGGAAGCAGAAAGTATATTGACGTAGGCGGTGGTGTTGAGAATCAACTCGGTATCACGAGAACCCAATTGGACAACGCTATCGAGATGCTCAAGGATCAGGGCTACAAGATCCAGTATATTCAGACTGAGCAATTGGGAACCGGAAAAAAGACAAGCATCAAGGTTCTCACCAAAGGAGACGTTCCATATTCTGAGGTCTCTAAGAATAGAGCCCAGATAACCTACCCCAACTTTTACGGTGAGGATGGAGGTTCTACGCTTCGAAAGATCGAACCTCCGGTCAGCATATCCTCCAAACGCATCAAAGTCAATTACCGCGAAGATGGCGGTGTCGACAAAGATGGTGTAATCGAGCTTCGCAGGGGCGTAGACGATATTTCCTTGGGCAAGGCTCGCTATGCTCAGGTTCGAATTGCCGTTGATGGCACGCATTACCTCAAGGGTATGGCCATGTATAGCGACGATATTCCGGACGGCTATGACATCATCTTCAACACCAACAAGAAGCGAGGAACACCGATGCTCGGTGAGGGCGATAACTCCGTCCTCAAGAAGATGAAGTCCGATCAGGACAACCCGTTTGGCGCTACCATTCGCAGCGAAGACGAGCTTATTCTGTGCCAGACCCATTACAAGGGTAAGGATGGCAAGGAGTATCAGTCTGCTCTCAACATCGTAAACGAAGAGGGCAATTGGAGTACCTGGCGAAAGACGCTCTCATCGCAGATGCTTTCGAAGCAGAGTCCGACGCTTGCTAAAAAGCAACTTAAGCTCGCTTATGATCTAAAGCAGGACGAGTTCGACGAGATCATGTCTCTTGAGAATCCTGTGATCAAGAAAGCATTGCTTGACAAGTTCGCTGACGGTTGCGATTCCGCTGCCGTGCATCTCAAAGCGGCCGGTCTTCCTCGCCAAGCGTCAAAGGTTATTTTACCATTCCCAGAGATGAATGAAGGAGAGATCTACGCTCCCTCTTTTAGGAATGGTGAGTCAGTAGTCCTGATTCGATACCCTCATGCCGGAACCTTTGAGATTCCTCAGCTTACCGTAAACAACAAGAACAAAAAGGCCGAAAGCCTTATTCACAACGCTCAGGACGCAGTAGGCATCCATCCTAAGGTTGCCGAACGCTTATCTGGAGCGGACTTTGATGGCGATACCGTACTCGTCATCCCAACAAGCGGCGTCAACATCAAGACCTCTCAAGCCCTTAAGGGTCTGCAAGACTTCGATCCCAAGATCGCATATCCTGCGTACGAAGGAATGACCCAACCCGGAAGCAAGGGCTCTGGATTCAATAAGCAACGTCAAATGGGTGACGTCTCAAACCTTATCACAGACATGACCATCAAGGGCGCCACTTTCGATGAGTTGGCTCGAGCAGTTAGACATTCGATGGTGGTCATCGATGCTGAGAAACACAACCTCAATTGGCGGCAATCATATTTGGATAACGACATCGCTGCTCTTAAGGAGAGGTACCAAGGTGGAAAGAACCGTGGCGCATCCACCCTTGTTTCCAAAGCCAGTTCAGAAGCTCGACCGGGAGCACGTAAAGAGAGCATCGATCCAGAGACCGGCAAGAAGGTGTACACATACACCGGTGAAACATACACTAATCGTAAAGGGCAAACAGTCCCCCGTACAATACGATCCACTAAGATGGCGGAGACCGACAACGCATATTCTCTGTCGTCTGGTACAGTGATCGAAACCGTTTATGCAGAACATGCAAATAAATTAAAGGCCCTGGCAAATAGAGCCCGCCGTGAATCATATTTTACAACCCCCATTCCTTATTCCCCGTCTGCTAAAAAGACCTACGCTAAAGAGGTCGACTCTTTAAATTCCAAATTAAATACCGCCCTTAAGAACCGTCCCTTAGAGCGAAGAGCTCAGCTTCTCGCCAATGCCAAGGTTAGAATAATCAAAGACGCTAACCCCGATATGGATGCCGACGATATAAAGAAGCTTAAAGGGCGTTGCCTAACAGAGGCCCGTGTACAAACGGGGGCTAAAAAACAACAGATTGAAATCACCCCCCGTGAATGGGAAGCGATTCAAGCTGGCGCTATCACTACAAGTAAACTCACTCAGATCATCAACAACTCTGATCTGGATGTACTTAAGCAACTTGCTATGCCCCGTGAGCATAAGACTATGAGTCCGGCTAAGCAGTCTAGAGCTCGTGCCATGGCCGCTCGTGGATACACCCTATCTGAGATTGCAGATGCCCTCAGTGTTTCAACCAGTACCATACAATCGGTGCTTAGCCAATAGCGAAGGAGGATGATGAAGTTGGCTGTCATGCTTACTACTGTTGACAATCCTTTCAATCCTCTAACCGATTGGGACGATTGGTACAACTACGATGAGAGCAAAGGCTACTATACGTCTGAGTATCTAGCAAGAATCACTAAGACTTCTGATGACTTGGGCGAGCAAGAGCAAGATCGAGCGACAGAAGAAGCAATTGATGAGATCATTGAACTCAATCCTGATGGGTTCTATAA